TTACGTTAGCACCAGCAACTTGAAGAAAATTCATTGCCCTTCTGAATTTCTAGCTGACATCACCGGCCAAGCAAAAATGCCGGATACGGACTGCCTAAAAAAGGGCCGCAGAGCACACGAAAGAATTCTGGAGGAGTTGAAATTTATAAAGTCTTACGGCGTCCTCGAGGGCGATGAAAACGATGGCAGAACCAAGGCCGGGAAAGAAGCGCGAGCTAGGATGCAAGAAAAAGGCCTTATTCCGCTAAGGACGGACGAGAGCGACATGTATGAAGAAATCCAAATGGCCTTTTGGAATCTGCCTGGAATGCATGACAAGTATTCTGACGCCATGACTGAGGTTTCGCTATTCGTGAACAACTTCAGGCATGGCATTCATGCAAAGTGTCGGATCGACATGTGGGACCAGAAGTCAGGGACAGTCATTGACCTCAAAACCACAAGACCCGGAGGTTCAAGCCCATACGAGTTCGAGAAAACATCAAGGCGATTAAAATATCACTGGCAACAGGCTTCATACACCAAAATGGCAGCTCGCTTAGGGCATGAGATCAAGCGATGGATATGGGTAGTTGTCGAGAAGGCAGCACCCTACACAGCAGCCTTTTACGAGTTCGGGCCAGCAGATGTTGAAAGGGCTAACAACGAGGTAAATGCTGCATGGGATAGCCTTGAATCCTGCGTCAGGCTTAATTCATGGCCATCACACACCCCCAACGAACCAATGTTAATAAGTTTGTATGGGGATCAAGAGGGGGTTGGAGGGGGATTGCCCAACCAAGCCGCATAATCTGATTGTGCGCAAAAAGCTCATCCTGAAGAGGGAGGCCTGGGGCAAGCTCCCAGGTCCCCTCCAGGAGGCAGCAAAGCGGTTTCAAGCCAAGGAGATTTTTTTCTTTGAACCCAAAATAGAGCTGCCAGCCGCATCGCCGGGAGGAATTCATTATCGACCAGATTATCACGATTACGTTGCTTACGTTCGGCAATGCTTGAAAGAAGGGGAGCGCAGGCCAGGGATTTTAAAGTCGTTTATCCAGGGTCTAAGAAGCACGGGTGAAGAGGGGAAGCACCTCATTGATCAAATTAAAACTAAACTGCTCAAGTGAACCATAAACGACCATTTATACCGTCATGGCTTTTTAAGCAGGGCTGGACGCACAGCCAGTTTGCAGTTTTTTCCTACATCTGCATGAGGGGTGAGTGCTGGGAATCAAAGCGATCTATCGCCAGAGCGCTTCAAATGGGCACGAACGCTTTTTACAAAAATTTGAACGCGTTGGTTGAAGGCGGGTGGATAACGAAGAGCCAGAAGGGACGAAGCACTTCACTGCGTTGCTGCTTCGTGAATAACCAATTTATGGGAGAAGAACTACAAAATGAACAGGCCCAGGAGATTGACACTTCTGACTATGGTCAACGCCACGCACAGCTTTACAACTGTGCCGCCAAGACCAAAAACATCATTAGGATGCCCGAAATTCAGCCTGAGAGTGAGGACGACTCAGAAAGGAGGATGCCAACCGCATGGATGCAATAAAGCCATATGACACGAGAAGGGCTGCGCCTAAGCAGCTGTCTGTTCCAATCCCGATGCCTGCTGATGAAGTTGCAGAGAAAGCGATAATCGGAACGGTCCTTGACGGTGCAGTGCAGGCGGCTTTTGAGCTTGGGGTCACGTCCGATTTTTTCTCTAACCCAGACGCAAAGCGTATTTGGGGAGTAATTGAGAAAATGCACGAAAGCAATCAGCCCATCAACCTACACACAGTTAAATCTGAGATGAGTGGTGGCGGCATGTATCTGGTTGACGCACTAGACTCAGCGGGATTGCCTTCAAATTTTCGCTACTACTATGACAAAGCCAACGACGTGCGATGGAGGCGGAAGGCTGTTTTTAAATTGATCGAGACGGCTGAGTGCCTAAACGACAAGTCAATTGAACTGGATGAGGCTGTCAATAAGTGTCAGTCAACGTTCTTTGCTTTGAGCAACTCCCAGTGCGACTTAAAAGACCAAGTTCAGATGTGGGATGAGGCAGGTAGGTTAATTGAATCTGCTTACGGGAAAGGATTGCCAGATGCCGGTCTCAAAACTGGCCTGCTGCCCGTAGACCGGATTTTAAGGGGCTTTGCACCAGGATCAATGAACATCATTGCTAGTCGTCCTGGCATGGGCAAAACATCGCTAGCAGTTCAGATTGCTGTTAATGCGGCTAGTAGCGGAAAGAAAGTGGCCTACTACTCACTAGAAATGCCGTCTTTCCAAATCATTAATCGTTGCCTGTCTTGTTTCTCAGGCCTTGACATCAACCACTACCTGGAGACCGGCACCATTCATGATCAAAATGCTCTAGCTAAAGCTCTAACAAGACTTCCCAAGCTTGGCATACATATAGAGGACAACGTTAACAAGAACATCAACCAGATATGGTCAGAGTCACGCCGTCTTGTCCGCGAACAGGGAACCGACTTATTCATCATTGACTACATGCAGCTTATCTCACCAACAAAGCAGCGCGACAATCGCGTGCTTGAGGTTTCAGAAATCAGTCGAAGCATCAAGAAAGCAGCCATGGAGACAGGGAAACCGTTTCTAGTCCTTGCCCAAATGAATCGAGCTATCGAGGAGCGAGGTAAGGATGCTGAGCCTCGTCTAGCTGACCTGCGTGAGTCAGGGAGCCTCGAGCAAGACGCTGACACAGTCAGCTTCATTTCTAAAGGCAACACAAGCGACATGGACCACGTTCGGCTCATGGTCAAAAAAAACCGACATGGAAGCATTGGCACCGCCAACCTCAATTGGACCCGTTTTAATAATCGCTACCGCACCTACGGTCAGCAAGTTGAAGAAATAGATAAACCTCTGATCTGATGAAACCTGACAAAAAGCCAGTTCTTGTATTCGGCTACAGTGGCAAAAAACACTGCGGCAAAAGCACAGCAGCTCATCACCTAGAGATGAAGCTTGCTCAACAAGGGCACTTGGTTGCCCGTCTTAGCTTTGCAACCCCAATTAAAACAGACATAGCCGCATTGGACTCAAGAGCACTTGACCCAGAGTGGAAAGAGCATTTTCGGCCACTATTTCAGCACTGGGGGTCACTCGCTAAGGAGCTGAATGGGCGCGACTACTGGCTTAACAAATGGGAAGAGGCATGGAACAGCTACAAAGCCAAAGGATACACTGCCGTCATCGTGGACGATGTCCGTTTTCCTTTTGAAGCTGACTTTCTTAGGAGCATAGGAGGAAAAGTCATTCGCATCCTCAGGCCGGACACCGACTCAAACACCGATCTGCATGAGAGCGAAGTGATGATCGATAAAATAACACCAGATCAGGTCATTGTTAACAAGGGGTTGGAGGACTTCCTCTGCCAGGTGTAATACACCCATGCACAAAACGAAGGAACAGTTTTTAAAAGACTTTAAGGACAGTGTGCCAAGCGTCCTTGCTGTTGCTAGGTATCTGCGTTCACAGGGCCTTGAGGTTTCCTTAGGAGACACTGAATACCAAAACCCTTTGAACTACGTAGACAAGGGGGACATCTGGGTGCTGAAAGACAACGGCGAGCCAGACTACAGAGTCGAGGTTCGCCAGCTAAAGCAGGAACACTTCACCTGCGCAGATGATTTCCGCTACCCGGTGATGACTCACTACTTCTGCCATGACTGGGAGAAGCTGCAGCCAAAGCCAGCCTGGGTCTACCTCGTGAACAGCGACTGCACTTGCGCTGCCAAAATTAAGTGCGGCAACGCTGTCGCAAACTGGATCGTGACCCATGCACCGAAGTATGCGTCATACGCAATTGCCAAGGATCAACCTGAATACGTGAAGCTATGAGCAATGAGCAAAGCAAAGAACCTGATATTAGCCAGGAGCAACTGAACAGAATGTTTGCAAGAGGCGAAGAGCACTTTTGGGCTAAGCGGGGCATCAAAATCAAGAACAGTTGGAGAAACTACAACTGCACCCCGCCCAAGGCCGAGAATTTGCCCGATGAACGGGCGAAACAAAACCAATGAAAACAAAAAGGACGAGAGATGAGTAAGCAAGAAAGCAATGAAACGATCACTCTAGTTGTTTCACGTAGAGTAAACATCAACCAGGATACAGTATACCAGCTTAAGGAAAAGGATCTAAAGGAAGCTGTAGAGGCGGCAACAGGCAAAAGCTTAGATGAGATTACTGATGACGCGTGCGCAGAGGCTTTAAATGACCTGGAACCGATTGAGGTGGTATATGCGCTTTGGGAGGGCGAGCCATTTGGCGATGCCGATATCACCCGATATGAGGGATCAGATGTTGGCCTCTCCATCAGGCGTGATCACTGGAAAAATGCGTATGTGATTTCCAACAGTTCCATAGACCTCCACGCCATCCAGGATGATAGAGAATTAGCTGAAAAAATCGACAGGCTGGCCCAAGCCAAGGAGGTGGCACATGTCTGAGTCAAGCACAGCTGAAATCAAGCCGTATATTGATAGTTGGCGATCTACAGGGTATAGCCCTTCGGCCATAGCCAAAACAGCGGAAACCATAGATCCCGCTTGGGACACTCAAAGTGACAAGTTCATAGGCCCGCAGCACATAGAGATCTATAAGCTTCACCATGAGCTTAATTCAGAAATGCCGTTGAGCTGGAGCTTCGGAAAAAAAATAGGTGACCAGCTCGCTGCACTAGGCGACGAGAATCAAATTGATGCGGTCTTTAAGAGGGCTGAGGCATTTAATGAGATAGCCTTTGCGTTCTCCCTGCCCGAGCGATACGAAGAGGTGGTCAAGGAAATCAGAAAATTGGAATGCGATCTCAAAGACCCTGAGACGAAAAATTCCAACAAGGCATATATCAATAGCAATCTGCGCAGCGAGAAAGCCAAACTAGAAGAACTAGCCAAAACAATGGAAGCAAAAGGAATGGAGGTTCCAAATGTCTGAAGAAGTAATTCAAATTAGCCGAGTAGAATTTGTGCCATCGCGCTGGATTAAAACAATCAACATAGACAACGCAGACGAACTCAGAGAGGTGCTTCAACTTGAAGCGATGTCGAATGACGACCTGAAGTCTTATGTTGAAAACAACTTCGAAACGGTTTGTGAGCGCTTGCTTGAGGAGCGCGACATAGACCTGGAAGACTTGTTTGATTGCATCGCAGCCAAACCTGAATATGACGACCCAACTGACATTGATCATTTTTGTCACGAGTCCAGAGGGCTTGATCACATGGATGAAGGCGAGAATATCCAAGTTGCAGTAGATTTTGAATCAATCCGCTGCTCAAGTTGTGATGGGTCACCGCACATCGACGAGGATATTGACAAGGCCATGCGTGACGAAATCGGAATCCGAGTTAAAGAGCTGCGCGGCATGCTAATTTGCACCAGGTGCATGAAGGCACACTTAGCTGGAGAGCTGTTTTTTCCTGACGACCTCAGTTCTGCAGGAGAAAAAGCCTACAACGAAATCAACAGGGCAGGCGATTGGAAGGAAGTTTGGGCAAAAGTCTGCAAATACGAGAGCGGCTCTCGCAAGGGGGCGTTGCTAATGGAAAGGGTGATGTGGATGGATGAAATCGCAATGGCGAGATGTCACTTAAAATCAGGCAGTCTTACCGAAGAACACAAGGAGGCCAGGCAAGACCACATGAATATGATTATGGGCTGGGTTAAAGAGATAGACACTTGGCTCGAGAAGCCCTACGAGCCTCTATCATATGCCTAGTAGGTGTAATACACCTGATAAATATGGAACAAAGGGGAAATCATGCGAGTGCTGGACCTGTTTAGTGGAATAGGCGGGTTCAGCCTCGCAGCAGAACAAGTTGGATGGGAAACTGTCGGTTTTTGTGAATCAGATGAATACTGCAAGAAAGTCCTTAGAAAGCACTGGCCAAGTGTCAGGATCTGGGAAGACATTAAAAAGCTCGCTCAAATCGAAGAACCAATCGGATGCGACGTCATCACAGGAGGCTTTCCATGCCAACCATTCAGCAATGCCGGGAAGCAAAGAGGCACTCATGACGACAGATACCTCTGGCCGCAGATGCTTAAAGTTATTGAACGCGAAAGACCCGCTTGGATCATTGCTGAAAACGTTGCTGCCATCATCCCGATGGGGCTCGACAAAGTGCTATTTGACTTGGAAGCCCAAAGCTACTCCGCAAGGGCGCTTGTTATTCCAGCTGCATCTGTCGGCGCCCCACACCCCAGGCAAAGGGTATGGATTATTGCACACTCCAACATCCAAAATGGTTCAAGGCTCACCGTCACAAAGCCACAGCGGGTGGATGAGGCAAGACCGCAAAAGTGGTGGGAAAATGAACCCAGCTTGGGTCGAGTGGCTGATGGGATACCCAACAGGACACACCGCCTTAGATGCTTAGGCAACGCTATTGTGCCTCAAGTTGCAACTGAGATTTTTAGGGCGATAAAAATAACCAATCAGTTTCTGATTCGGTAAAATCGTTTAGTAGCGCCTTCGTCCAGATCTACCTCTGAAGCCCCGCCAGTAGCCACAATAACAATCCTCCAGAGTTTCCACGGACCATCTGGGCTATCAGCCACATCGATAGTCTTAACCTCTCCTGGTACGCCTTTTACGGTTACTACTGGCGCAAGACGAATTTCTAACGATTCCTCAGGGCCTACAAGCTCCGCGTCCTGCACGAGAAAACCATTTGGCCAGGCTGTTTCAAGCCCAATGCGAATAGCCTCTGATTCGGAGTGGTAACGTTCCGGTATGCGGACTTGGGTCAGATACAGGCTGCTCGCAAAAGCCTTATCACCAATTTCGCTTGCACCACTCGGAATGGTGACAGATGTCAGTTTTGAGCACATAGAGAATGCCATGCCTTCGATAGTCCTTACGCTACTGGGTAAAACGATACTTTCCAATCCGCTCTGGCTAAAAGCCACGGATGAAATTTTAGTTATTCCTTCTGGTAGATCGATTTGCTTAAGCCCAGCGCAGCCGTTAAACGTGCCCTCTGGAATCTCCGGAATCGATACCGGCCAGTCAACCACAGTAAGCTTTATACAGTTGTAAAAAACAAATTCCTTGAGCGTGGCTTTAGGCGGTATTGAGATGCTCAAAAGAGAGTGAGCGCCCTGGAAGGCATGTTTTCCAATTTCAACCACGCTGTCCGGAATCTGGACTGACGTTATTAGCGTGCGGTCCATGAACGCGTATTCTCTTATTTTGGTAACAGGATAGCCGTCAATTTCATCCGGTATCACCAAGTCTCCTCTAGTGTTGGTCGCGCATCCGTAGATGTGAACCTCAAACCCGATTGTCTCATAAAAAAGTGATCCCCACTGGCCCTTCTGTGCAGTGACTTCCAGACAAAGCGCCAAAGACATCACTCCTAAAGCAAAGCGTAACATCAGATTCATCACTCGATTTCCTATCATAACAGTCAGTGCGAATTCAATCCCTCACCCTGTAGAAGCGCTTTTCAGCGCCTTCGTCTAAGGCAATTTCAGTCACGCCGCCCTCACCTATAACAACGGTTTGCCAATCAGTCCATGGACCGTCTGCGGTCTCAGACACTTCAATGGCCACAGCTTTCTTGAATGTGCCTGTGACAGTTATCACTGGAGCCAGGCGAATTGATAGATCTGATGAGCCAGGTGCACTGGTACTAAGGAAAAAGCTGTCTGGCCAGAGGTGTGCTAAAAGAAGACGATTTGCCTCTGATTGACTATGATATGCTTCTGGTATGGTGATCGAGGTCAGGCTATCGCAACCCATGAAGACCTGTCCCCCAATGCTGGTGACGCCCTCGGGGATGGTGATCGAGGTCAAGCTGCTGCACCATATGAATGCATTACGTCCGATACTGGTGACGCCCTCGGGGATTGTGATCGAGGTTAGGCTATTGCACCAAGCGAAAGTCATGTCCCCAATGCTGGTGATCCCCTTAGGGATGGTAATTGAGGTCAGGCTGTAGCAGCTATTGAAGGCATTAACTCCGATGTTGGTGACGCTCTCTGGGATGGCAATCGAGCTCAGGCTGCTGCATTCGAGGAAGGCCCCATCTCCGATGCTGGTGACGCCTTCAGGGATAGAAATTGATGTTAGGCTGTTGCAGCTCCCGAATGCCCCCCATTCAATGCTGGTGACACTGTCGGGGATTGTGATCGAGCTCAGGTTTCTGCACCTCTCGAAGGCTAACTCCCCGATGCTGGTGACAGGTAGGCCTTCAATTTCATTGGGAATGACCAACTCACCCTCAGCTAATGTCTTGCAGTCAGTAATCGCCACCTGACCATCAGCAATTTCATATTTCAGGTCACCGAGTGTACCAGCACAAACGCTGGAGCTAAGGATTGAAAGAACCAACACGAGCCAGATGGAATGCATTAAGGGCTTTCTCATGATGGCACTTCCTACCATACCGCAGAGCAGATAATCAATAGGCAACAGCATTCACTTAGGCCCCTCACGACCACAAGGGGCCTAACTCTTTTTCCAACCAAAGTGTTGACAGGTGTAATACACCCTCAGACAATTGGGAGGGCGGTTGGCAGAACGATAGGCAATCGTCGGCAATATGCCTGCTAAATCACTTACTCAATGGGGAGCAAGGGACCCAGGAGCTACACTGACAACAGGTAGCGACCTGAAGAAAAAGGATCCTGAACGCTACCACTCAATTGTAAGGGCTCTCAAAGAGGGGATAGGGCACGACTCGCTAGTCCGTGTATTCAGCACAAGTCGAGAAATGCTCAAGGCGATAGAGTCGACTGAGAAAATAGAAGCAACCTCCCAAGAGCAAATCCTGCAACGTCTTACACGCACACGAGACCTGTGTGTGAGCAAGTATCATGAGGCACTGGAAGCAGGTGAGGTGAAGGCGCAATCTCTACCCGTAGCTGTTGGCATTTTCACTGACAAAATCGTCCAAATCAGTGGTCAACCCTCGACAGTAATTGAACATAGATCGATTTCACTGACACCTGACGCACTGCATAGCCTTAAGTCTCAATGTAAGCCCTCGGAAGTCATTGAAGCAGAAGTTGTTGAAAGCCGTGAGTCATAGTGGCTCAACTGAACGAAATGTAGGTTGTGCGAAAAACCACAGCAGATAGGGGGCGGGGGGGATCAATTGTTCCAGAATTGCTCAACAATCGAGCGGATGTCCACACACACAACAAATGACAAAGCACTCCCTGATACGGGAGGTAAGAAGCAGGTCCGAGGTCGTCGTGCTAAACGCAGGTCGATGCTGGAATCACCAGAACTACGCTGGAAGGCGGGAAGACAGGAACGATGGGTTACGGTCACCAAACGGCCACTGAACCGTCGTCTTATCGAAACCGATGTCGGGTTAGTTCATGTGAAGGACAACACGAGGTTTCAGGTAGGACTCAACTTTCCCTGCTGGGTAGAGCAGGACTCAGGACGAGTGATAGCACGTGGGCTACCTCGTCAACTTCATAGGTGGTAGCTGATTCACAGATTTTCAAGTTCAGCACCAAGCAGTGTATGAACGACCCTGAGAAGGCTCAGGACGCCATGGATAGGTGTTGCGAGATGTGCAGCATGATATGGGACGTAGACAGCCTTACAGTGCGATTCTGGGACAGTTTAGACGGTCCCTGGCTAGATGACTGGACTGAGGCTACCCGAGACAGCTTCTACGTAGAGATCGAGTCTGATGACTACAGTTAGATGGAGTCCACACCCAATCCTGCAAATACCCAGTAGGGAGGAAGCAGAGCAGATGGCTGAGGCAGGTGTCCTCGAGCAGTATTACCAGCAGCGAGAGCAGTTGATCGAGCTGGAGAAGAAAGACCCCTACACCTATGGGATGGACCACCACAACACGACAGGTGTGTTCACTCACTGGGAGGATGCTGATAAGGCATTGGATGATCCGAACATCGACATTCTGTATATTTTCGGAGGTAACCGAGCGGGCAAGTCGAGGTATATTGCAAGCAGGGTTGTCAGGGCGATGGTAAACAATCCCAAGTTTGCTGTTTGGTGTTGCCACAGCAGCAACGACAGTAGCATTCAGGTTCAGCAGCCTTACGTGTGGGAGTATTTGCCACTGCCGTGGAAGGAGCAGAAACGCTCAGTGCGCTCCGTGGTCAATATCGGCTACACGCAGAAGAACGGCTTCAGTAACCGCACATTTGTGGGACCAAACCACAGCCAAATGTGGTTCAAAAATTTTACACAAGACCTGAGCACGCTCGAAGGAACTGAGCTTGATTTGATTTGGTGTGATGAGCTTGTTCCGCTGCAGTGGATACAGACGCTGCGCTACAGGCTTGTCAGTCGCAAAGGCAAAATGATTGTGACTTTCACACCGATTGATGGTTACACGCCAACTGTGAAAGACGCCATGGAAGGAGCCATCATTGAGGAGACAAGACCAGCCAAATTGCTGGATTCAAAGTCACCTCAAACGATTGCTGGGGTTCCGAAAGGCGAAATGCCATACACCGCCAGAACTCGTGGTGGTAACGGCAAAATCATGTGGTTCTTCAGCGAGTGGAATCCCTATACGGATTTCGACCGCATGAAGAAAACCCTGGCAGGAAGAACTCGTGAGGAGGTTGAGATTCGTGGCTATGGCTACGTGAGCAACCCAATCACTGGCAAGTTCCCGAGGTTCACAGATGCAAACATCGTATCGAAGGACCAGATACCTAAGACAGGCACCAACTACATGTGCGTTGATCCAACTCCTGGTGACAGGAACTGGTTCATGCTTTGGGCACGTGTTGATGAACTGGGCAGGGTGTTCGTCTATAGGGAGTGGCCAGACATGGCTAACTATGGTGAGTGGGCTTTGCCATCGTCCAAACTGGACGGCAAACGAGGCCCAGCTCAGACAGCTGACTGCGGTCGCAACCTGAGCCAATACAAGCAGCTGATCCGAGAGCTTGAGCGTAACGACGGTGGAATTCACGAGCGCTACATTGACCCACGAGCAGGTAGAACCGCTGTCCTAAGCCAACGTGAGCACAATCAAAGCCTGATTGACTTGCTTGCCACACCTGATCGAGGTGCTGGTGGCGAGATCACTAAGGACGGCTTGTTGTTTGTGCCAGCACCGATGGTCACCGTGGATGAGTCATGTGCCCTGGTGAACAACCTGTTTGGATACAACATGAGCGAGGAGGTGTCCGTGTTGAACGAACCAAAACTATACGTCAGTGAGGAGTGTCAGAACCTGATTTACTCGCTGAAGACATGG